CTTTACTTTAGATACTCAGGTATATACTCATCAAGGCGCAAGATGGGAAGCAGAGATATCTCTACCACCACTTAGTCATGCAGAGGCACGATCAGTTGAAGCATTTATTGTTGGCCTTATCGGAAGGGAAGGCACTTTTACTTTTGGCAATCCTTTACATACAAGCACCCTTTCGGATAACACTGTTAGTAGTGCCGCTATAAGGGCAGAGTCATTTACATTAGGCTCAGGCACAGCCGCAATAGCCGCAGGAACGTACTTTGAGTTAAATGATTACCTTTACCTAGTCACGCAAGATAAGGCGGCAGGAGCGACCACGTTAAACTTTCAGCCACCATTGAGGGTTGCTGTTACATCATCTCAGGCTGTTAAATATAATTTACCAAAATCAGTATGGCGTATGACTTCTAACGATATTGGTTGGTCAATTAACGAGGCTAGTATTTACGGCTTTACCTTTGCTTGCGTGGAAGCGTTATGAGTAGAACCCTCACCACCTCAATGCGTGATGCGCTTGTCGCTGATACGGTTAGACCTATCTACCTTGTACGCATGGTATTTGACTCAAGTGAAAGCCCTGCTGAATTAAACCTATGGTCTGGTGTTGGCGATCTCTCTTATGATGGTGAGACTTATCTTGGTGTTGGCGATTTATTAAGCATAAGTGAAATCAAAGAAAGTTCCGATATCTCAGCGACAGGAATGAACATTAGCCTGACAGGTGTTAAATCATCTTTAATTGCTGTAGCGAAAGATCACGAATACCAAGGCAGACCATTAACTGTTCGACTTGGTGCATTTGATTCATCGGGCTCTTTAGTAGCTGACCCTATTATTATCTTCTCTGGCTTTATGGATACCATGACTATTGCCGAAGCAGGGGAATACTCAACTATATCTATTTCAGTGGAAAATAAACTTATCGCTTTTGAGAAAACAAAAGTAAGGCGATATACAGCGGAAGATCAGAAGATTGACCACCCCACAGATAAGGGTTTTGAATTTGTAACCGCCATTGTAGAAAAAGAAATTATCTGGGGTAGACCAACAGGCTCAACTGGTGGCAGTTCAGGAGGCTCTGGCGTTCGTGGTGGCGGTGACGGTTGGTATAATAGCGCATGATAATAGCGCACGAATGCCTAGCTAATGTAAAAGAGGACATTAAACCTCTGCTAGAAAAGCACTGGCTAGAAACAGAGCCAAACCAAGAAACAATTTTGCTTAATCCCGATTGGGAGCAATATGCCTTGTTAGATTCAGCAGGGGTTCTGCATATTTTTACAGCGCGAAACAAAGGAAGCCTTGTTGGGTATTTGGTAATGATGATTTCAAAAAGCATTCATCATAAAGACCACTTGTTTGGTTCTACAGATGTTATTTACGTAAAGCCTGAGTATCGCAAAACATATACTGGCGCAGATTTAATTAAGTTTGCAGAGTCACATTGCAAAGAAAATGACGTTTCTTTAATGACTCTCAACATGAAGGTAGAATTTCCATTTGATCGGTTAATGACTACAATGGGATTTAATCTTCTTGAGCGTGTTTATCACAAATGTTTTTTAGGAAAATAGAATGGCAACAGCAATAATAGCAGGATTAGCGTCAGTCGGGTCAGCAATGATAGCCGCAGGAACTTTTGCTATTACTTTGGGTACGGCTTTTACTGCATTCGCTATTGGCGCAGGTTTATCTCTTGTTTCTCGTGCATTAATGCCTAAGCCTGATCTTGGCGCTCAGATGGCAGGTCAGTCTGTAATGACTAGGGAGGCGGCTCATTCTCGCAAGATTATCTATGGTCGTGCGCGTATTGGTGGCAATGTTGTTTATTTAGAATCTACTGGCGATGACAACAAATACCTATGGTTAGTAGTTGCTATTGCAGGGCATGAAATAGATGCTTATGAACAGGTCTGGTTCAACGACAAAAAGATTTGGGATGGTGGCTCGTTTGTTGGTAATTGGGGGTCGTATGTATCAATTAGTTTTAAAGATGGTTCTCAAACAACAGCAGATTCAGGATTAGTTGCCGCATCTACAAAGTGGACATCTGATCACAAGCTACTAGATACCGCTTACATGGTGGTCAAGCTAACCTATGACCAAGAGCAATTTGCCCAAGGTCTGCCAAATATCTCTACCGTAGTTCGCGGCAAAAAGGTTTGGCATCCAAGTCACTCATCGCCTGTATGGTCGCAAAACCCTGCGCTCTGTGTCAGGGATTACCTGACTGATACCAAATATGGTTTAGGTGAATCATCATCTAATATTGCTTCTATTAACACTGCTTTGGGGGTGTGTGATGAAGCTGTTGATCTAGCGGCAGGTGGAACGCAACCGCGCTACACAATGGACGGAGTAGTTGATACTGCTAACTCAATTAAAGCCAATATAGAAAACATGGTAGGTTCTATGATTGGTCGCTTGGTTTATTCTGGCGGTAAGTTTGAGATTCATGCAGGCGAGTACGTTGCTCCTACGGTAACGATTGATGAGTCAATGATGATCGGTGAGATCAGTGTCCAGACTAAACAGTCAAGACGCAACGCTTATAATGGCGTGAAGGGAGTTTTCTTAAGTGAAGAAGATAATTACATCCTTGCTGATTACCCTGCACAAATATCCTCTACCTATGCCGCTCAAGATGGCGACCCAATTTATTTGGATATGCCTCTTCCATATACTATAAATAATGTACGCGCTCAGAGGATTGCACAACTCGCTCTAAGGCGATCTAGGCAACAGGAATCTATTACTATTCCCTGCAACTTAAACGCGCTCAAATTCAAAATAGGGGACAATATAAGCGTCACAAACGAGCGCCTTGGATATTCTGCTAAGGTGTTTGAAGTTGTTGGCTATTCGATGGGCTTTAGTTCTAATCAAATGGTTGTCAATGTAGACGCTATTGAAACCGCATCTTCTATTTGGTCTTGGGATGAAGATGAAGAGGTATTTTTAGGCGCAGGTGAAGTTGATATTTATGACGGAACAAGCACTACTGCTCCTGCAAATATTACTGTAACAGCGGATACTTTTATATCATCGGACGGAACATCTAGTGCTTCTTTTGATGTAAGTTGGCCTGACTCTGTTGATGCGTTTGTAGATCATTATGTTGTAGAGTGGAAAGTATCTACGGATAGTTCTTATTTTTCTCAGGCTACAAAGAATGCCCCTTTACAGATTATCGGTTTAGACCCTAGCAAAACTTATGACGTAAGACTGAAAGCAGTAAATGGGTTAGCAGTATCCAGTAGCTATGTAAGCGCACAAGCTGTTCCTGCCGCTGATACCACTGCTCCATCTGCTCCCTCATCCGTATCTGCAAGTGGTGAGTTTGAACAAATAACTATAAATTGGACTAACCCTACCGCTGATGATTTCAGTCACGTTGACGTTTATCGTTCAACGTCCTCTAGTGGTACTTATGCCCTAATTGGAAAGAGTGCAGGAACTAACTTTACTGATACCAACTTAGCTGTTTCAGTAACCCGATACTATAAATTAAAAGCCATTGATTACACTGGCAATGCTTCTGGCTACAGCTCTATTGTTAATGCTACTACTACTCAAGTCCCCTCTGGTGGAATTGCAGACGGTGCTGTTGATACAGATCAGATCGCTGACCTTGCTGTGGAGACAGACCAGATAGACAACGATGCAGTGACAATCGCAAAGGTTGCGGCAAGTTTACAATCGACAAATTATGTTTCTGGTAGCGCAGGTTGGAAAATACAAAAAAGCGGTGCGGTTGAGTTTGAAGAGGCAACGATTCGCGGAGAAATTACTGCTAGCACTGGAGTTATAGGCGGCTTTACGGTTGGCTCTGATTCATTAATTGCAGGGGCTAACGCAACAAGAGTTTCATTAAGCACTGCTGATGGTATCCATCTTGGGCATAACACGTTTGCTTCTGCGCCTTTTAGAGTAGATAGAGCAGGGGCATTAACTGCAACAAGTGCAACGATTACAGGCGCGTTGACCTTAACCAATGTCGATGGGACTACTGTTCAATATAGTGGCGGCAATCTTCAAGTTGGGACAGTTCAAACAGCTAATATTGCTAATGATGCAATCAACAATGCAAAAATTGCTGTAGATGCCATTCAGGGTGACGTTATAGCCGCAGGAGCGATTGTTACAACAATGTTGGGCGTTGATGCAGTAACCAGTGCCAAGATAGCAGACAATGCGGTCACAGCGGCACAAATAGGAGCAGACGCAGTTACCACAGGCAAAATAGCTGATGATGCAGTGACTAATGCGCTGATTGCTACTGATGCGGTGAATGGTGATTCTATTGCGGCTAACAGCGTTACCGCCTCATCTATTGTTGCAGGAACCATTACTGCTAGTGAATTAGCCGCTAATTCCGTTACTGCTTCTCAAATAGCGGCAGGTTCGGTTACAGCAAGTGAGATTGCCGCAAATACTATTACAGCAACTCAAATAGCCGCAGACGCTATAACTGCAAATGAGATTGCCGCTAACGCTGTGACGGCTGATGCTATTGCGGCTAACTCTGTAACGGCAAGTGAGATTGCGGCCAACACAATTACAGCTTCTCAAATAGCGGCAGGCGCTGTTACTGCAAATGAAATGACTGTTGCTAATCTTGCGACTATTAGTGCAAACATGGGAACAATTACCGCAGGGTCTATCTCATCAGCACTAATTACTGGTGATGTAACTGAGGTCTATCCAGTTGGTCAATATTATTACACTGCTCTCACAAGTTCAGCGGCAACGCTTGGCTCATTTACTCTTCCTGCCCCCACCAACGGCATTCTAAAACGACAGAAAATTGATGTTAATGTTTTGTTTAAAATTGTTAATTCTGCACAGACTCCAACATCTCAAGCGGCTATTGTTTTTACAGTAGAGAAAAAAAGCAAAGGGGTGAATGGAGTAAGTGTAGGAACAGTAACCGTGGAAAGTGAATCCCTTTCTTATAACCAGTTGTTGAGTATTTCAGGTAATGTATTAGATAAAGTCGATATAAGTGGTGGGGTTGCCGCCAGTGTAGATGCATCTGGTACTAATGAACCTGCTTTTATACAGGCTGTATATTATGACTCAGGAAGTAATAAAACATTTATACAATGCTCCGCGTTTACTGATTTATTTAGCACTGGAAATACAATGTACTTTAGTGACTCAAAGTTTACCTCCGCCGGAACTTGGGTAACTCCTACAACTTCAGAATTTATTTTTGTAACGACACCTCCTGACCCCATTGGTGGTGTTGGTACTTCATCTATTTATCTGCCCTTTAAAATGAGTTATGGTCAAACAACTACGCTTACTGATTATCGAGTCAGAGCGCACGTTTCAAGTGCTCAATCTGGAGTTACTTATACTGCTCAAAGAATGGTAGGAACACTGGAGAACATATCGTGATAAGGGTTGGTTATACAAAAACAGACGGCACAGATGTTATTTATGAGACTGTTAGTGGTGCGTCCAATGCTAATAATTCTATTCTAGAATTACAAGAATCAAAATTAAACGACACAAGCATTGATTGTTTTTATCTGTCAATGCAAATTACAGAAACAGAATGGGACAAATATGCTTTTGTTGACCCCTTATAGATTAATCAAACAAGTAGTATAATATTGCGTAAAGACGCAGAGGTTTAAAATGACATACCAACTAGTTCAAGGCGATCAAGCCCCCCAGATTAAAGCTACCCTAAAAAGGCAAGACGATAGTTCTCTTATTGATTTTAGTGGCGGCTCTTGCTCTTTAAAGTTTAGAGCAAAAGGAGCGACTACTACTTTATTTACATTGGCCGCAACAGATGTTGGCGACAACTTTGAAGATGGCATTGCAGTGTTTTCATTCTCAGGCACTCAGTTAGATGTTGACGAAGGATATTATGAGGGAGAGATTGAGATTACCTACGCAAGCGGAAGCATTGAAACTGTTTTTCAGGTCTTAGACTTTTACGTTAGGAAAGATTTTGCATGATTAATGCGGTTGTTGCTTTTAAGAAGGCTGTATCTGCTATTGCTTTTAAAAAGGCAGAAGCAACTATTGCTTTTAAAAAAGCCATTGCCGATATTAAGATAGGCGACTTTTTTATATTTAGGTTTTTCTTTGATGTTTTAGGTTTGTTTGATACTCCCTCTAAGTCCGTAGGCAAGTCTGTAACAGATTCTCAGGGTGTATCTGACGCAAGCGTAGCTAATGTTGGAAAAGGTAACTCTGATGCATCATCTGCCGCAGACTCCGCGTCTTTTAGTTTTGGCTCTACGCAACTGGATTCTAGTGGCGTTACTGACAACATAAATACTTTTGCCATAGGTAAGTTAATTCAAGATACTCCTAGCGTCAGCGAAAGTATATTACTTGAAACTGGATTTAATCGGCAACTTGCTGATACTTTTTTTGCCGATGAGTCTATTGCATTAAGTGCAGGTAAGGTATTTACACATTCGTCTGGTGCGACTGACAGCGAATCTTTACAGTTTGCTAAGGCTTTATTTGATGGGTCAGGCGTAGCAGAAAATGTCTTGATGTCGCCAAACAAAGTTTTAAATGATTCTTCATTAACTAGTGAAGATCAAAGCATGGGATTTCACAAGTTTATTAGTGAACAGACAGATGTAACGGACGACCTAGATGGTGAGGCAACTGCCGATGACGATCAGGAAATGACGTTCACTAAAGTGCGATCTGACTTAACGACATTGGTTGACTCATTTGCTTATTCCACTGCAAGGGGTTTAAGTGATACAATCGGGACAAACGATTCAGGTTCTTTACGCAGTCAAGGCTATTGTGCTTTCGACTATTTTTTGGAAGATTATGTTGGCGCAAGCCAGACTTTTTAGAGGTGATTTATGATTAACGATGATTTAAAACTACGCGGTGATGTTGCGATAGTTCTGAAAGATAAGGACGGCAATGTAAAAGATAGCCGTGAAATACACAACTTAGTAGTAAGTGCAGGACTTGAATTTATTTGCTCAAGAATGGCAGGAACTAGCGCAGGTGTAATGTCTCACATGGCTCTTGGTTCAGGCACAACTGCCGCGGCCGCAGGGCAGACTGATCTAGTGTCGATTCTAGGCTCTAGAGAGGCGTTAGACAGCACTTCTGCTTCAAGCAATACCATTACCTATGTTTCCTCATTTGAGGCAGGTGAAGGCACTGGAGCGGTTACAGAGGCAGGTATCTTTAATGCTTCTTCTAGCGGCACTATGCTTTGCCGTACAGTTTTTGCTGTTGTGAACAAGCAAGCTGACGATACTATGTCAGTGACTTGGACTATTACTTTAACCGCATCTTAATTAGAAGGGGCTACCTATGTCTACTATAGTAACAAGGGCAGGTAAAGGCTCGCCCCTTACTAATAATGAAGTTGATAGTAACTTCCTCAATCTAAACACAGATAAGGCCGAACTATCTGGTGCGGCTTTTACTGGCGCTATAACCACCAACTCTACGATTGATGGTAGAGATGTTGCTACAGACGGTTCTAAGTTAGATGGCATAGAAGCCGGTGCAGATGTCACTGATACAGCTAATGTCATAGCCGCCCTTTCTCAAATTAATGCATTCACTCTTGATGGAGGCTCATCTGCAAATACAGTTTTAACATTAAATTCAAGCAGTGCTAACACTTATCTTAAAATAACTGATTCAAACTCTACTAACGGAGTATTTATTGGTGCGACTGCTAATGATTTAAATTTTTATCCAAATAACACTTTGTCTGCAAAGTTTGCATCAGGTGGCGACATCAGCTTCTACGATGACTCAGGCAATGCTAAGTTCGTCTGGGATGCGTCTGCGGAGATGCTTACCACAAGTGGTCTTACGGTCACAGGAGAAATCACAGCTAACGGTGGCATTGCATTGGGCGACAACGACAAGGCTACGTTCGGTGCTAGTGATGACCTACAGATTTATCATGATGGTAGTCATAGCCGAATTGTAGACGCAGGAACAGGTAACTTAAATCTACAAGGTAATGATTTAAGAATTAAAAACTCTGATGCTTCTGCAACTTATATACAGGCGGCTAATGGAGGGGCTGTTGAATTAGCGCATAACAACCAAATCAAACTAGCCACAACCTCCACAGGCATAGACGTTAATGGCACAGCCACTATGGATGGGCTTACTGTAGATACAAGTTCAGTTGGTGGCTTTAAGGTAACAAATGAAGCCACAAGTGGAGTCCGTTTAACAACATATCAGGGTACAACTAACTCAAATGTTAGGACTGCATATGTTGATTCACAGGAGTTTGTTGTAAGCACAGGCGCACCCACAGGCACTACAGTAACAGAACGCTTCCGCATAGACTCATCAGGGAATGTGGGTATTGGTACTAGCAGTCCCACTTCTTACAACTCAAAAGCTGATGACCTTGTTGTTGCAACTTCAGGTGACACTGGACTTTCAATAATAAGTGGTACGTCTAACGAGGGTGCAATAGCCTTTGGTGACGGGACAGGTGGGGGTTCGCCCATTATGGGCAGAGTTAGGTATGACCACAGCACAAATTCTATGGACTTCCGTGTCAACAACGACCAAGCCATGCTCATAGACTCATCAGGGAACCTGTTGGTGGGTAAGTCTGATTCAGATACTTTAGGAACAGCAGGACACGAGTTACATAATAGTGGCATGGTACACCATACAAGGGCTACTGGGACTGTTCAGTACTTAAACCGCACAGGAAATGACGGCACTATTGCAGACTTCCGCAAAGACGGCTCAACCGTAGGTAGTATTGGTACTAGCTCAACAGCGAATTTTAATATTAACAGCAGTCAATCAGGACACGTTGGATTAGAGTTCGGTAGCCCTAACATTATGCCTATGAAAGACGGAGCATTAGCTGATAATGCTGTTGATTTAGGCATATCTTCTCAACGCTTCAAAGACCTCTACCTATCAGGCAATGTAAATGCTGAAAGAGTTTTTACAGTGCATGATGGTGACTGGGGCATGGAGATGAAGGGGGTTACAAGTGCTAGACTACGATTACACACTTCCGCAGGCGGTTCTGGGGAAGTAGGTTCTATTACTGTTACAACTTCTTCTACATCCTACAACACCTCATCAGACTACCGCCTCAAAGAAGATTGGCAACCTGTCGAGAACGCAACCGATAGACTCAAAGAGTTAAAGCCATGCAACTTTGCGTGGAAAGCTGACGGTAGTCGCGTGGACGGTTTCCTAGCCCACGAACTACAGGAAGTTGTACCTGAAGCCGTAACAGGCGAAAAGGATGCAATGCAGACTGAAGAGTACGAAGTCACTCCTGCTGTATATGAGGACGTTGTAATCCCTGCTACTGAAGAGGTATTAGACGAAGAAGGTAACGTAATCACTGAAGCCCAAGAAGAAAGCACAGAGCAACAACTTGTCTCTGAAGCAGTCATGGGCGAGCGTGAAGTACCTGACTACCAAGGCATTGACCAAAGCAAACTAGTGCCTTTACTAGTAGCGACTATACAAGAACTTGAAGCAAGAATATCTCAACTAGAGGAATAAAACAATGGCAGTAACTTGGACAATCTCAACCCTAGAACGCAACACATCAGATGACGGTGTAGTTGTAGCGCATTGGCGAGCAACAGACGTAGATGGCGAACACTTAGGGTATAGCTATGGCATTTGTGGCTTTACTCCTGACAGCACTGCTGATGGCTACACAGCCTATGCAGACATTACCGAATCTCAGGCTATTGGATGGGTAAAAGACAGCATGGGCGAAGACGCTGTAACGGCTCTTGAATCCTCTATAGCTTCACAGATAGCAGAGTCTAAGGCTCCTCCGATTAGCACTGGAGTGCCTTGGTAATGGGACAAATTAAGCAAGCACTTAAATCAAAGACCGTACAGTTTAGTATTGCCTTAGCTGTCCTCTCGCTCTTGCAAGGATACATTGGTTTTCTACCAGTAAGTCAAGCAGGACAGGCGGTCATAGGTTCTGTTATTGCAGGGTGTATTGTTGTGCTTAGGGCGGTGACTACTGTTCCGTTGAATAAAAAGTAAAGATTAACCAAATTAAAAGGATAGACAAATGCCTGCACAAACAGGGAAAGACATCATAGACGGAATAGCAGTTACGACTACAATAGGCAGTCTCGCATCTTGGTTGCCACCGACAGCATCTTTGTTTACAATAATTTGGTTATTGATTAGAATTTATGAATCAAAAACAGTGCAAGATTTGTTAGATAAAAAACCATCAAAAGGAGAAAACCGTGGGAAAGTCAGAAAACGAAGAAGTGAAAACACCGATCACCATTAATAGCAAAGAATATTTTGTTGAAGATTTAACTGAAGAACAACAAATAATCATTAATCACATTAGAGATTTAGATCAAAAAGTAGCAGGGGCAAAGTTTAACCTCGATCAACTTCAAGTTAGTCACAGTGCTTTTGTAAATATGCTTACTCAACAGCTTGAAGTCGAAGAGGCAGTTGACGAGGTAAATTAAATGAGCATTGTATCTGCTTTAATTGAACCTGTATCAAACCTACTGGATAAATGGATACCTGATGCCACCGAAAAGCAGAAGATTGCTTTTGAACTCTCAACGCTTTCTGAACGCCACGCGCAGGAACTCGCAATCGCTCAGATTGAACTCAACAAAGCCGAGGCTAGAGGAAACTGGTTCCAAAGTTCTTGGCGGCCTGCCACCGGATGGGTCTGCGTCCTTGGATTCGCAGTCAACTTCCTCATCTCGCCACTGGCGGCAGGGTTCGGAGTAGACATCCCCCAGGCTGATACATCGGTAATGATGCCAGTGCTTATGGGAATGCTTGGACTTGGCGCAATGAGATCAACAGAACGCATTAAAGGAGTCGGCAAATGACTACAAAGAAAAAAGAAAAGAATTACTTTAAACCTAAAGAACTAAAGTGCAAAGCAACAGGCGAAGAAGGATTTGACCCTGATTTCTTAGCACTGCTAAATGAGATACGCCATGAGTGCGGTTTTAGCTTTCCACTGTCTAGTGCTTACAGATCACCACAGCACCCCATAGAAGCGCGTAAGGAGCGTCTAGGAGCGCATACATACGGAAAGGCGGTAGATATATTAGCTAACGGAGAAAACGCCTTAGAAATCATTAGAGTGGCACAAAAGCATGGTATAAAAAGAATAGGCGTACAGCAGAAAGGTGGTGGTAGGTTTATCCATCTAGACGTCTGTACAGAGGAAGAGGGTTTTCCCCCTGCTATTTGGTCTTACTAGCATCATATAAAACATAAGCCCTGCCTAGTGTAGGGTTTTTTTTGGCTTATTTATAAACAAAAAGGTTTACTTTTAAGATTAGATAGACCATAATGTACCTACATTCAATAAATAAAGGGCTTCATCATGAAATATCAAGACGGACAAACAGTTACTTACTACAGCCATGACATAGTTTTTAACGCAATTAGTAATGTTTGGGAATATGCTTTAATTGGGTGGGTTTACGAAACAAAAACGCTAGAAGAAGCAAAAAAAGATGTCAAGAAAAATTGGAGAGAATCACAATATTTTTACAGACACTGCTGTTAATTTACCGCCCCCGAAAGGGGGCTTTGCTGTAGGAGGCAATATGAATATCAACGAGTTAAACGACTATGAGCGCGGTGAGTATGACTGCATTCTTGGTTACCCTGCCTTAGAGGGTCAATCAGAAGCTTACGAACTAGGATATGGTGAGCAATACCAGAAAGAAGAGACTGTAGGAGGTCAATGTGAAGAAGCATAATATACCGCAGAAAGTAGCGGAGGTTTTAAAAGACATTGGAGAGACATCAAAAACAGCTACATGGGACTGTCATGGCACTGTTGTTATATTACATAAAGCACTTGAGAAAGTTGCCGCGCATAAGGACATTACCTTTGACGCGCCTGTAGTGATTGAAAGTAATGTAGAAAAGAAGATGGTCGTAATGTTAGTCACTGGTAGGTTTGGCGATAAAGTTGAGTGGAGTTTTGGCGAAGCCGCACCCTATAACCTTAAGAATAATTATCCTTTTGCAATGGCTGAAAAAAGAGCAAAAGATAGAGTGATTTTGAAGTTAGTTGGGTTGCATGGTGATGCATACAGCGAAATAGAAGCTGATGAGTTTAATGAAACTAAGCCGTCTAAACTTGATAAAGAGCCTGATGAGGATATGGTTAGTGAAGATCAAATAATTGCTATCAAGAAATTACTTGATGAAACAAAATCAGATAAGGCTAGGTTTTTAACTTGGCTTAAAGTAGATAAAATTGATCAAGTTTTAGCCAGTGATTACGAAAGAGTGATTGCCGCGATAGAGGCTAAGTTGTGATAATCCTAGACCACGAACAAGGGACTGAGGAATGGCTTGCCGCTCGGTTGGGTAGGCCATCTGCCAGTGGCTTTTCTAAGCTGATTACTGCAACTGGTAAGCCGTCAAGTTCTGCTAGTGGATATATTCACGAATTAATTGCAGAGCGTCTTACAGGTGAATCCACCCCCTTCCATGTTACTGAATGGATGGAGCGTGGGACTCAGTTAGAACCAGAGGCTAGAGAGGCGTATGAGTTTATAACCGATAATGAGGTTATAGAAACTGGCTTTATTGTAGACCCTGGCTTTGAGTTTGGCTGTTCACCTGATGGCTTAATTAATGGTGATGGCGGTTTAGAGATAAAATGTCCTGCACCTAAAACGATGGTCAGCTATCTGGCAGACGAACAGGTCGGTGTTAAGAAATACTGGCAACAAATCCAAGGCTGTATGTGGATTACTCAACGTGATTGGTGGGACTTTTTTGCCTATCATCCAAAAATGCGGCACGTTCTTGTGCGCGTTAAACGCGATGATGAATACATCGCAAAGTTAGCCGCTGAAGTTAATGCGGCTGTAAATCAAATTTTAAACCAAGTGGAGAAGTTAAAATGAAAGTAGGATTGAACGTAAGAATCAACATAAGTCGAATTGATAAATCCAAGCTGTACAAAGGGGCTAAGGGGGTCTATCTAAACATGACAACCTTTGTTGACCTTGACCAAGAAGATGAGTACGGCAACAACGGATTTATTTCTATGGAGCAATCCAAAGAACAGCGCGATGCAGGTGAGCAAAGCGTGATCTTAGGGAATGTTAAAAAGTTCTGGTCAGACGGTGCTACAGCTAGTGTGCCACAATCAGATATGAGCCTTGAAGAACTGGATGAAGATATCCCTTTTAGTTGACCCCATTCTAGTTAATGCGTATACTAAGATTTTACGCATAGGGTGGGGATATGAATTTATCTAAAAGTTGTTTTAAGTGCGGAGAGACTAAGCCCCTTTCCGCTTTTTACAAGCACAAGCAAATGGCTGACGGCCATGTAAACAAATGCAAGGAATGCAATAAAAAAGATACTAGGGAAAATAGATTGTTAAATGTTGAATATTATCGGAAATACGACAGAGACAGAGGATGCAGACAATCTTATGATTATGTAAAAGAATATCGGTTAAGATTCCCGAATAAATATAAGGCTCACACTATTGTAAACAACGCAATAAGGGCTAAAAAGTTGCATAAAGAGAAGTGCATTGTTTGCGGCATCAACGAAAATATTGTTGCTCATCACAATGATTATTTAAAACCGTTAAATGTAACGTGGATGTGTCAAGCACACCACTGCCAGTGGCATAAAGAAAACGGTGAAGGATTAAACGCCTAGGCTAAAAAGCCCCCCTTTCGGGGGGCAAACCATAGGAGGTTGTCAGTCGGGGGAACTGACCT